GACGCACGTACACGGTATATAAGGCCAAAACTTTATATACTACAGCAGGAAGTTGACGCATTGAGGGTGCAAGCCCAACCATGTACTATAGAACGGTAAAATACATCAGTCCGTCATTAGGATAAAGAGTGTCTTTTTCTTGGGCACAACAGCGATTAATTTAGGCCAACCTAAACTTATGCTTGACATATGGGTTGCTGTTGTGTCTTACTAAAGAGACTAAACACAAGGAGTAAACACATGGGCTTTTTCTCTTGGCATACAAACGACACACACAAACCAATCATGAACCATTGGTCAGGGAAAAATTTTCCAGTACACATGATTGACAATAAAGGTAACTCATGGTACGAGAAAAAATACGAGGGATACGGTGTATTCGGTGGTAAGGATTACTATGAACTACTAGCTGAAATGAATGGGCTTGATAGTGATAGAGAGATAGGTATTGCACTTGCTCATAGTCCACAAGAACACATAACGCCTAACTTTGTAACAGACCTAAACCTAGATTGGGTAGATGAGAAACCAAAGGATCACATAGGACAAGGACATTGGACATGACACAACACGTAAGAAACATACTCAAGGTATACCGTAGAGCTACGACACATGACATAATCAACGGTGTAGAGTGGTACGATAGAGCTAAGAGATACGCATACGCTATCGCTAGTCGTACAGATACCAACGTAAACACTGTGATAGGTGTGATGGCTGCACTGTCACCCAACAACAAGTGGGAGCGCAACGTACACGATTGTGAGCGTATGTGTGAGGCATGGGTCAAGGGTCATGAATTAGATGACTTCAAGGTATCATGTTACAACACAATGAAGCTTAAGGCTTGGTCAATACTGGAAAATAATTTGACTAATGATAGTGACATACTTGACAGGCTAAATGGTCAAAAGATTAGATCATTCTACTCTAACATACGAGGGCTTGACGAGGTAACTATAGACGGTCATGCCTTGAACATTGCGCTAGGCATAAGGCAAGGATTGACTACGGACAAGACTAATATGTCAAAGAAAGTCTATAGACAAATGCAAGAAGTATACGTAAGGGCTGCTAAGAGGGTTGACATCAAGCCACATATATTGCAGGCTATTACATGGACAACATGGAAAAGAGAGAATAAAATATGAGTAAGTATAGTAAAGAATACATGGAGTATATGTTTGGTGCTGACTTCATGGCATCAAAGGACAAAGGATCATTACAAGAATACCAACACGACTGCTACGATCATGTACAACAGTATGACATGACAGTAGACAATCAAAGGTATCATGGTTGGGAATGTTCTAAGTGTGGTAAATTACTACAAACAGGATAAGGAGTTATAATATGAAAGTGATTGCATGGTGGTCAGCAGGAGTGACAAGCGCAGTAGCTACTAAGTTAGCTATAGATGAGTTCGGTATTGATAACGTGATACCTATTTACTTTGCTATCGACAGCGCACATCCTGACAACGAACGATTTAAAATCCAGTGTGAGGATTGGTACGGCAGAGAGATAATTACAGAACGTGCGCCTGAGAAGTACAAGGATCAGTTCGATGTCATTGTCAAAGACAAGTACGTCAACGGCCCTGCAGGTGCAAGGTGTACTATGATCCTCAAGAAACGTGTAAGGCAACGACTTGAAAAAGAAATGGATTACAGTGCTCAAGTGTTTGGCTTCGAGTACACTAAGAAGGAAGTCAACAGGGCTATAAGGTTTCAAGAACAGTATGAGGATGCCAAGCCACTGTTCCCACTGATAGAACACAAGATGAATAAACCTGAGTGTCTTTACTACCTAGAGCGTCAAGGCATACGCAGACCTAGGATGTACGAACTTGGGTACAACAACAACAACTGTATAGGTTGTGTCAAGGGTGGCATGGGGTATTGGAATAAGATACGCCAAGACTTCCCTGAGTCCTTCGACAGGATGGCTAAGGCTGAACGTACTGTTGGCAATAGCTGTATCAAGAATGTATTCCTTGATGAGCTTGACCCTGATGCAGGTAGACAGACAAAGATAGTCATGCCTGACTGTGGTAACTTCTGTGACATAGAGTTTACTGAGGTATTACACCCAAGACTACAAGATGTATTTGAAAAACCAGTACAACTACGGATGGATTTATGATGGCAACACTACAAAAAAATAAAGATGGAAAGTATATAGTGCTTGACAACTCAGGAAAAATAGTCATTCTATCTAGGAATAAGATAGTTTGTCGAATGGAATTATCAAAACTACAAACTGAAAAGGAGTAACCAATGTTTGTATTACTAGCAACTAAACCACTTAATGATGACACTAAAGGCTTTAGGTTCAACTTCCTAGGCATCAAGGGTCTAACACGTAAGCGTATACACAAGACACGCTACGGTATTACTAGAGGTCAGTGCATGAAGGCTTACCACTTAGGTAAACGCTCAGTGTATATCGAGACCAAAGGTAACAGAAACACAACAAGACAATTCAAACACTTTGCAGGATAGAATATGAGTGATAAAGAAACTAAGGGTACAGCTAAGGTTGTACCCATTGACCAGTACTACTATGATCTATCAAGGATCATTGATGATGCTGAATGGATGGGTGAGGATGAGACAGTAGCCTTATACTTGCCTGAGAAGGAACAAATAAAACAACAGATGGATGATGGAGAACTTTGGTATCCTAACTTCTAGTACTAATAGTACCCTGTCTAACGACAGCCCTAGTATACCAACATTTTCTGGTTTGTCAAGGAGAAAATTAATGACTAAAGGATTTGATGCAAAGAACCAAGTGATAGTCAGAGACTTATCAAAGAAACTAAACTTAGAAGTAGGTATGAGCACAAGCATAGTTGTTGAACAAGCTATGACTTACTTAAAGGAAGCTATGCAAAAAAGAAATGTTGATAGCATCAAGGCTGCAGAACTTCTTAGATGGTGGCTTAGTGACTTTCAGGATGAGGAGTTAGAATACTTTGATCTTCGAGTAGACTTAGCAAAAAAAGTTATGCACGAGATAGATTAATGCAACCAAAAGAACTACACGCTCATGCTAGGATAAGGTATGAACCTACACTAGTGCAAAAACAATTGGAGTGTAGACTATTCGGTAAGACATTCCGTAGTGTAGCTGAAGCTGCTAGATACTATGGGCTTTACCCTTCTACTGCATACCAATACCACCACGAAAAATTACACAGAGAAACATTCCCTAACAGAAAGAGATGGAACAAATGGAAATAATAATTGATTGCGGAGACAAAGAACTAGCAAAGGCTATAGCTGATAAACTATCTGAGGATACAGGCGTAGCTAGAGATAAATTTAAGGAGATTACAGATGATGTGGATACTAGTGTGGATGCAACTAGTGACTAGCCAAGGTGTAGAACACTACCAGCTAGGCACGTTCACCAAAGAAACAGACTGTCAGGTAGCACTGAAGAAAGCTGTCATACTTGTCAGCACCAGTTCAGAGATGCTTGCCTGTTTAGAAGTGGATACGAGACAATGATGCCTGATGAAATGGAAGCTGAGAAGAACAGAAAGATGATACTTGCTCAGGCTGATGAGATAGATATACTCAAGAAGAATGTGCGTGACTTACAAGGACAACTGAATGACGCACACATTAGAATAGCTTACTTAAAAGAGCGATGTAACTTTTCTGATGTTGAAAGTCATTACCTAGATAACAGTATTATAGTTAAAAGAGAGGAAGTATAATGCACATCAATGAAACAACTAAGCAGATGATAAGAGAGATTGTTGTGGAGTTGTTTGTAGAAGTATTAGTAGCTAATCCTAACGAAGATAAACAAGTGATACAACTTACTGATACTTTAGATGACATAATAAAGAATAAGGTTGACAATTATAAAGTAGAAGTGTATGGAGTAAGCCTAAAGGAGTACTAATATGACTTGGACTAGCCATCAACCATGCCCTGCTGCTGATTGTGATAGCAGTGATGCGTTCTCATACAACTCAGAAACTATGGCAGGTAAGTGTCATTCTTGCAACAGGTCTTACCCAAAACAAATGCGAGACCTTGACAATTGGGCAGAAGAAGAGTATCCAACTTACAAACACAACAAGGAATCTTGGGATATGCAACAAGAACAACAGTCAAATGTTACAGAGTTTGTCAAGCCTGTACACATGGGCTATCGAGGTATCACCAAAGAAACTATGGAGTTCTACGACTGTAAGACTTTCATAGATGGCAAGGGTGAACCAGTAAAACAAGAGTACATCTACCCTTCGGGTGGTGTAAAGATAAGACAACTACCAAAGACATTCAGTGCTAGGAACCTAAAGACTGATGAGTTGTTCGGCATGAACCTATGGAACAGTGGTACAAGTAAGATTATTACTATCACTGAGGGTGAACTAGATGCTATGTCAGCCTATCAAATGATATACAATCCTAAGTTCGACAACCCTGTTGTGTCATTGCCATCGTCAACACCATCGCACAAGCTTTGGGAAAAGATAAACAAGTTCCTTAGTTCCTTCGATAAAATAATACTGTCTATCGAACACGATGACCAAGGCAATGCAGTAGCCGCAAAGATTGCAAGCCTGTATCCTAACAAGGTCTATCGCATGGAGCTTGACAAGTACAAGGATGCCAATGAGTTCTTACAAGAGGGTGAGGCTAAGACATTCAAGTCAGCATGGTTCAATGCTAGGAAGTATACACCTGCTAACATACTGAATACACCTGATCAATTCCTTGGCCTGTACAACAAGTCAGAGAACCACATCTACGTAGAGACAGGTGTACAGGAGTTCGATGAGATGTGTCTAGGCTTGATGCAAGGACACTTCACCCTGTTCAAAGCACAGACAGGCATAGGTAAGACAGAGTTCATGCGTTACCTTGAGTACAGAATACTCAGTCAGTACCCTGACATCAAGATAGCTACGTGGCACATGGAAGAGACTAAGCTACGGTCTATCCTTGGCTTGGTATCCTATGAAGTAGGTGACAACCTTACACGCAAGGACTTGATCGAGGACAAGGATGCTGACAGTTTGGTACAAGAAGCAATCACCAAGCTAACCAAGGATGAGAGACTATACCAGTTCTTTCTCAATGATGAGGATGACCCACTGGACTTGCTCACACAGATCAGGTACTTGTCTCAAGCATGTGATGTTAATTACATATTCTTTGAGCCTATACAGGACATCTCAGCCAACTCAGGTAGTGAGGATGGCAAGGAGCAGTTCCTAGCTGACCTGTCAGTCAGGTTATCTAAGCTTGCAGCAGAGCTAGGTGTAGGTATAGTTACCATTGGACACACTAACGATGACGGTCAAGTAAAGTACTGTCGTATGATTGAGCAACGTGCCTCAGTTGTAGTTGATCTACAGCGTGACAAGATGTCAGAGGACAAGGAAGAGAGGAACACAACTAGACTACTAGTGACAAAGAATAGGCCAGTAGGCCCGACAGGATACGCAGGACAAGTAGAGTTCGATCCTGATTCGTTTACATTAAAGGAGAAGTATGCAGTACACTGACCCATATGCTATGTTTGCAGCAGTAATATATTTCTTTGGCGTGTTCCTATACTACGTTCATGTCAGAACTATATTTTACTTTTTAGAAAAGCCCCATGAAATGAGCTTCCCAAAGGTTATCTTCAGTAGTTTACTGTGGATATTCAACGTAGTAGCTCTAATGTGGGTAGAGTTTACAGGAGAAGATGATGACAGATAAGATCGTTGCAATGGACATCGAGACAGAATCACTGACTCCTGAAAAGATTTGGTGCATCTGTGCAGAGGATGTGCAGACAGGTGAGAAGGAACACTTCGTTCACCTCACTACATTACAAGAAGAAAAGGAGAGATTCATTGAGTACTGTAACAGATACGATAAGTTTATATTTCACAATGGAATCTGTTTTGATGTTCCTATTATTAATCGCCTTGTAAAGAAGGACTTGATACCACTTGAGTCAGTCATTGATACACTGATTGTCAGTAGGTTAGTTGACTTCGACATCAAGCATGGTCACGGCCTCAAGGCTTGGGGTATCAGGCTAGGTAACTTCAAGATGGACTTCTCAGACTTCTCTATGTTGTCAGATGAGATGATCAAGTACTGTCATCAGGACGTTACAGTTACATTAAAGGTGTATGATAAGTTCAAGAAAAAAATACACAATCCTGAATGGGAGTGGTCTATGAGGTGTGAGCATGACATACAAATATTGTGTCAGACCATGACAGACAACGGCTTCTACTTCAACAAGGCCAAGGCTGAGGAACTATTGGATGAGATAGAACAACGCAAGGCACACCTTGAGGATGCTTTCCAAGATGACTTCCCACCTAAGCTAGAGGAAGTTAATCGTATCAAGTACAGAAAGAAAGCTGATGGTACTGTGTTCAGCAGCGTGACCAACGCTCAGGCTAAGTACGCAAAGACACAAGTGGACTGGTCAAAGAAAGACCCTGAGCTAGTGTGCTACGACTTCATTGACTTCAACCCTGCCTCACCCAAGATGAGAATAGAAAGGTTATGGGAAGCAGGATGGAAACCCTTTGAGAAAACTAAAGGACACATAGACTATGAAAGACAGTCAGCTAGAACTTTTCGTACATAAATCAAATAAAAAACATAATTGTAAAACAAGAGTTTGTAATAAGTGTAATGTAAAAAAACCTTTAACGATGTTTTATGAACAAAAAAATGGAATAGTCAGAAAAAACAAAAAAGTACACAGACATCATACTTGTATAACCTGTTGGAATGTTGCTGTTGGTCTAAGGCGTAAGTTAGCCCTAGAAAACAAGTGTGACCAAACAAATTGTGATTGCTGTGGTAAAAAAAGTGATACCTTAAACCTTGACCATAACCATATAACAGACAAATTTAGAGGATGGTTGTGTCCAAATTGTAACACTGGTATAGGAAAGCTAGGTGATAATGTTGAAGGTCTGACTAATGCACTTAAATATTTAGAAAAATGTGAGGAAGAAAATGGATGAAAGAGGACAGAAGTTTGCTAAGTTCGGATGGACTTTATCTGAGGCAAACCTTAACACACTACCTGACACTGCTCCTGTAGGTGGCAAACGTTTAGCAGAGTGGTTGACACTAGAAGGTAGACGATCCTCACTAGTGGAGTGGCTAGGACACTGTGGTGACGATTCACGTATTCACGGTAGCTTTACTCACGTTGGTGCATGGACAGGTAGGATGGCACACAGAAATCCTAACCAAGCTAACATTCCTGCACAGTTTCATGGTGAGGCTAGGACTGACGTTGAGAAGGTTAAGGATAGATACGATGGTCAGATGCGTGAGCTATGGTGTGTACCCAAGGGTTGCTACTTGGTAGGTACGGATGCTGAGGGTATCCAGTTACGTGTACTTGCACACCTGATGAAGTCAGAGGAATACGTACACGCTATTGTGTCAGGAAGAAAGGAAGACGAGACAGACATACACAACCTCAACAGAAAGGCTCTAGGTATGTCACACGTTACTAGAGATATGGCTAAGACTTTTATCTATGCGTTCCTACTAGGAGCAGGTAATGCCAAGGTAGCACAGATACTCAAGGTCAAACAGAAGGAAGCAAAGCAAGCAGTAGAGAACTTCATGCAATCAATCGAAGGTCTTGCTGATCTAAAGAAGAAAGTTATACCACGAATAGCTGAACGTGGTTATTTCAAAGGTCTTGATGGACGTAGGGTTAACGTACCTTCAGAACACAAGACACTAGCAGGTATGCTTCAGAATGGTGAGTCAACCATAATGAAACATGCGTCACTTGATTGGGTACACAAAGCTAAGAGACAGTTCCTTGAGTTTAAGCTTGTGACTTGGCCCCATGATGAGTGGCAAACAGAAGTGCGTGGGCAGATGAAAGACGCTGAACTACTAGGTAAGATACAAAGGCAATCCATTGTTGACACTGGTGAAAAGTTTGGTATGGTCTGCCCACTCGCAGGATCAACTGACATAGGATATAATTGGAAGGATACTCATTGATATGGATTTTTGCAGTATCACCTATGCTTTTTTGCTTGACATTGAAAGTAATTGAGTGTATGTTGATGAAACGAATCAGTAAAGAGGATCATTATAATGACTACTAAAAAGAAAACTAAGTATGGTGTATTCGAAGGTGACTTGTATTACGCACGTATCTTTGAGGACAACATAGATGACTCAGAATACCATGAACGTACAGAAGGACAGTTCAATACTGTGTTTGTACCCAAGGATGATGATGAGCTACAGAAGATTGTTGAGCTAGGTTTCCCTGAAGAATCAATGGGCAACCGTATGATAAAGCCAATCTCTGCAGCAGACAATCGTGCAGGTATGAAACTAAAACGTCCTAACAAACACCCTTCTGGTATTGAAGATTTTGGTGGTGCGCCATCCGTTACCCACGGCACTACCAATAAACCTTGGGATTATATCGAAGACGGTGCTCTTGGTAACGGCACTAAGGCCAAGGTTAAGGTCTCTATCTATGGGGAAGGTGCTACTGCCTCAGTTAGATTAGAGAAAGTCGGCATCCTCGAACACGTACCATTTGTAGAAATGGCTGAAGAGGATCGTTGGTAACAACCCATGTACTCCTTTCGTTGTAACTGGCAGGGCTTCGGCCCTGTCCTTTTTCTCCCATGAAAGAGTTAGCACTGATGTGGGTAGCTATGATAATTTTCTTTTTAGTAGCAGCCCAAGTAGTTCAATACTTACACTAAGGACTAGATATGAAATACGCAGTAATGATTATGTTCGATACAGATGAAGACTACAACTACGTACCTGAAGAGTGGCCTTGTAATACTACAGAGGGTTACAAACCAAAGCTGTTCGATACTTTTGAAGCAGCAGAGATAGAACGTAGTAAGTGGAACACAGGAATCATAGTGGACTATAGTGACGATATACTTAGGCCAATGACAGAGAAGGAACGGCAACGTGCAAAAGAACGACAACTTGCAAATACTGGTTGATGGTGATCCGTTTGCTTATCGTGCAGCTTTCTCCTGTGCAGATGAAGAGACACAAGCAGCAGTAGAAAAGATTGATGAGCTACTAGAGACTGCACTTGAGGCAGTACTGTGGGAAGTAACTGATGACAAGTATCAGATATTCCTGACAGGTAAAGGTAACTTCAGAAAGAAGATTGCTGTCACTAGAGAATACAAAGGCAACAGGAAGCAAGAGAAGCCTGTACACCTTGGTGGTATTAGACAGCATATGATTGATAATTGGAAAGCTATTGTGTCCAAGGATGAAGAGGCTGATGACCTTATAGGTATCTGGTCTAACCCTGACAGGATTGTCATATCAATAGACAAGGATATGTTACAGCTACCATGCACACACTACAACCCACACAAAAGATCATGGCAGACAGTAGAAGAGTTTGGTGGACTCAAGTTCTTTTACAAGCAGATACTGACAGGCGACTCAGCAGATAACATACAAGGTATCTATGGCGTTGGTCCTAAGAAAGCTGATAAGATACTTGCTGACTGTAAGACAGAGCAGGAGTTGTATGAAGAATGTGTCAGAGCTTACGGTGGTGATGAAGATAGAGTCATCGAGAATGGTAGATTACTTTGGTTAAGAAGAGAAGAAGAACAGATATGGCAACCACCCAAGTTCACAGATTCAGGTCAGGACTAGAAGAACGCAACGCTAAGTACCTTACAAAGAAACGTGTCAAGTTTGAGTACGAGACACTAAAGGTACAGTGGCGTGACATGAGAGTAAGGAAGTATACTCCTGACTTTATACTACCCAACGGTATCATAGTAGAGACTAAGGGTAGGTTTACTTTACCTGATAGGAACAAGCACAAGTGGATACAAGAGATACACCCTGAGCTTGACGTAAGGTTTGTCTTTAGTAATCCTTACCAGAGATTAAACAAGGGTGCAAAGAGTACCTACGCAGACTGGTGTGATTACTATGGGTTCTTATTTGCTAAAGAAGTAATACCACATGACTGGATAAAAGAGACAAAAAAGAAGATACGCTTGAACGAGGTACTCTAACATGACTCCTATATTGTCTAGTACTAATGATAACATACTATACTTCCATATTGAAGGGATGAAAAATGCAAGTTAAAGTACATCAATATCTCGAAGGCCCAATAGACCAAGGAGATAAATGGATACTACTGTGTATGATTGAAGAAAAGGGTCTAGTCTTTGATGAAGAGTTAGAGTTCAAAGACTTTAACACTGCTTACAACTTTATGAATAAGCTTAAGCAAGCAACTACACCTATACTTCACGAAAAAGAAACTTCCCTTTGGATACATTAAGGCTTGACAATGTTTGACCACGATAGTAAGATAGAAGCTCTTGTCAATAACTACGGACTAAAGTTATTGATGGAACAAAATGATTTAGACGAGGAAGCAATCATAAGAAAGTTGGTGGACGATGGTACTATCAACACGAATGATTACTTTTATTTGGACGTTGAGATAAAACAGTGGAAGGAACAAGAACAGTGATAACTCTAGACGATATAAATGCTTTTCAATACTACAACCAAGACCCTCTTGATATGGACAAGTATCAACAGCAAGCTGCATCGACAGCTATCTATGATAAGAAACACGCAGTGATCTACCCTGCCTTGGGTCTAGCTGCTGAAGCAGGAGAGGTAGCAAACAAAGTCAAGAAGATAATGAGGGATGGAGACTTTGATCGTGAGGCTATAGCTGACGAGATAGGGGATTGTCTCTGGTATATAGCTGCACTATGTAGAGACTTGAATGTTGACATGGAGAACGTAGCTTATAGTAACCTAGAGAAGTTACATAGCAGACAGAAACGAGGAACACTACGAGGGAATGGGGATAAAAGATGAACAACTACTTACCAACAGATTACCAAGCGTTCATACACACAAGCAGATACGCACGTTGGCTAGAGAAGGAACAACGAAGAGAGACTTGGGCTGAGACTGTTGACAGATACATGGAGAATGTAGTCATACCTGTCATGGGTAGAGACAGCTTTGTCACTCAGATAGAACAATCAATCCTTAGCCTAGAGGTTATGCCTAGCATGAGAGCTATGATGACAGCAGGTAAGGCGTTGGATAGAGACAACACATCAGGCTACAACTGCAGCTACCTACCTGTCGATGACCCTAAGTCTTTCGATGAGGCTATGTTTATACTGTTGTGTGGCACTGGTGTAGGCTTCTCAGTAGAGCGACAG